TGACCCCTAACATATTGTAGTTGGTCAATCGTGTCAACACTATATATAGCGGCTTCCTTATACCTTTCTAGTCTCTTTCTAATTAAATTTTGTAATAAGGATATTGTGTTTAAATCCATTAAAAATTACCATCTGTGTATTTTCTTAAAACTATTTTATTTTTACCCACATGCATTAATTTAATATCCATTAATTCAGCTGATTTAATTATGTAATCAAATTTAAATGATTCATAATCATCTAATATGATAAAACCTTTATTGTTTAAACGTTCACCAAAAAATATTACTTCTTTTAGAATATCTAATGTTTTATGTGGACCATCTAGAAAAACTAAATCATAGTCGTTTCTTACTATTCTATCATTTTTATAGATAGGCACACCATCTGCAAACTTTCTCATGAAATCATCATCACTCATTTGAAACAATGAAAAATTATCATAATGTAAATTTTGTAGTAAAGTAGACTTCATTGAGTTTGAATAAGTAGGAGATCCACCATCAATATGCTCTATTGTGGAGTCTTTATCAAAATGTTGATATGTAATATCTCCATAAGGATCTATACCGATATGCCAGTGGTCTTTGTGTTTTAAAGATTCTAATATTGTTTGTGATCCTTTACCTAATCTTACACCTATTTCACAAGTAAATGGTTTATCGTTTGTGATTAGTGCACAAACCTTTTCTAATAGATCATATTCGATACTATCGCCTTCAATCACTGAATTCTTTCAAAACTTGGAGTTTACCTTCTGCGTCTGTAATTTTAGTAATTAATTTATCTGCCTCTTCTACAATATTTGGATGTTCTGAAACACCGACTGGATTATCTAAATAAACTTTAAGATTTGCTTCTGCTTCTGATATTTCAGAATTGTACTTATCATGTAGAGCTTTTAAGATAGTTGCACGCATACAAGAACTATATGAATTTTTTAAGATTTTGCAAATGTTTTAACATTTGTCGGTTTACCACCTACACCTTGTGCTCTAGCTCTCTTTCTTGCAACGGCACTCCGTCTCTGGGATTCTGTCATACTTGCCGCTTTTGCAGCAGGAACGCACTTTGGATACTTTCTTTTTGATCCACTTGCAGATTTTCTTCCACATGGCTTAAAACCTCCGCCTTTTTTCTTTGCTCCAATATCAACCCATTTTTGGGAAAACCATTTCTTGAGGCCTCCCTCCTTCATGTACTGGACATTTTTTTGCATTACATTAAATCTTTATAATAGTCTGCCATTCCACCAGCAGTATAACCTTTTGCAGGATTATTGAGTTCAGCTTTCAAACCACCTTTACTCATCATGTTCGCTTTTTGTAATCTACCCATTGCAGATTGAGATCCAGCAGTCATGCCACCGCTCATTTTTTTATCGACTTTGTTCTTTTTGCCAACACCAATGAGAATCATGATTGCTTTACCTTTTTTTGCTTTCATCATTGCACCTTTGGCTGCCGGTTTAGGACCTTTGAAATCTTTTCTTTTGACACCTGATGGATCTTTAATTTTACCCGCACAAATTTTAGATGCGTAGGCATTAGCATATGCGCTTGGGTATACCTTAAATTTTCTTTTGGCTGCTGCCTTTCCTCTTGGACATAATTTAGTCATTTACTTTTTTCCTCCGTTCCTAAATATTTGTGTACCCTTTATACCATATATCGAAGCCACGACCAAGATCCACAGGTTAGTGAACCAGGACGGGAGCTGTGAGAACATATCGAAGAACAATTTCACCTTGTCCATCGCAGTTGGGTCGTCAGATATAACTGCCCAAGCAAGCACCAACACGGGCAAACTGAGAATTATTAAAACTGCCTCGTCTTTCCAATCTGATTGTCGGGCCTCTAGCAATTTACCCTGGTAAGCTTCCTCTCCTTTGGCCATACGTTCTGCATGCATTAATTGTGCATCTGACATCGCCATCTTCGTTCTTTGCTTGTTAGCGTATATTTTACTTCCAGCGTTAATGGCTAATTTTAAGGCACTGAACCACATTTTTAAATTTCTCCTTACGTCTTTTGCTTAAATAATCTATCATCATATCAATTGTTTTTAAAGCCCCTTGACCATTGATACGCCATCTCCAGGTATCCTTGTGATGTTGTTTTCTTCTCTTACAAAGGTACAAACAACCTCCAAAAAACTCATAAAATCTTTGAACCATGTCCTTATCAGACATTTCAACACTACAGGCAAAATATTTTTTGGTTTTTAATTTAGACCAGATGCCAAAACTACCTTCACCATCGAAAACTCCTGCTAAGAATATAGTTTTTTCCTTCTCAGAAAGATTATCGTAAACCGATGAACTTTTTTCCGGTAACTTGTATGTCTTTAATACCTTTGATGTCAGATTTAGCTCCTGTTTCTCGATGTGGGCATCCTCCTTTTACAAGACCTTGTGGTTGGGGTCCAGATTTTGGAGGTGGGCCTGATTTTACACCACCGCTTAATCCATTTTTATTTTTTTGCATCTATTTTTTCCCTCGCTACTCGTAATCTCTCGTCTGATTGCTGATCTTGTGTTGCTAATCTATCATAATCAAACTCTAATCGATCTGCAGCTCTTTGATTTTCTTGTGCTTGTTTGAATGCTGTCTCTTCTGATTTTCTTTGCATGTCCATAGCTCTTAAATCTACTTCTTGTTGTTTTATTCTAACAAGAGGATCTTGTTTTGCTGCGTTTGCTTGCATTTCAGTTTGTGCAAGCTCTTGAGTTATTTGTGCAGTACGTTTTGCAACCTCAGCATCATACATAATAGCAAATCCTTCTGGATCTGCTTGTTGCATTTGTACCATTTGCGGGTCCTGTGCCATAGTTGCGGAAACTTCTGCTCGTGCTTTAAATGATATGTGATCTGAAACGTGTGATTGCAATAAAGCATAGACTTGTGGATTGATTTGCACCATCCTTGTAGCCATAAATGCCATGTGAGCTGATATATGTGCATCATGATCTTGAAATTCAAAGGCTGTAAGCAGTTTCATTTGCAGTGCACGTGCGTTTTCCTTTGCAGGGTCCATTGGCTCTGGTTGTTTTGGTGCAGGTTTAAGTAAAGTTTCTATTTGTTTAGTGCCTAACGCTTCATAAACACGTCTGTACGCTTCGTGAATGTTGTGAATTCCAGGATTTGAGCTTGCAATTTGTAATTGTGTCTGTGCAAGCGTCACTCTTTGCGCCATTGACATAATATTTGGGTCTGCAACCGGTAAAATATCAACTTTTCCATCAAAATCTGATGATTTAATTTGTCTTGGACCACCATAAACATCGTATGGATATTCTGGTGGTAAAAATTCACCGCAAATTCTTGCTAAAATTTTAAATTCAAGTCTCATTGCGTAGTAACAACGCTTGTGAACACCACTCATGACACGTGAACCACGCTCCATCATTGCAATTGTTGTACCAACAGCTCTATTTTGTGCATCATTACCAATATTATTATCTGTTGTAGCTGCAAATTTTTGTCCAGCTTGTACTACAAAACCTAAAAGATTAAATAATGTGGTAGATGGTTCTGTAAATGGTAGATTAAAAAATTGATCTCGTATATTACCACCTGGTGCATCCACATCTCTGAACTCTCCAGGTTGTATTGGTTGATCATCATCTCTTACTCTAATGCCACGTGATTTAAATCCTGCAGGTAAATTTTTTAATGTCCCTGCATCTATCAATTGTCTTAACGCTTGTGTTGCAGCAGTGGATAAACCACCGATCATGTGTGTTAAACCAAAACCATAAAAACCTAAGCCAGGTAAAAACTTGTAATGTACAAAATGTTCTACCCTTGCATAATTTAAATCACCTGGTTTGTAGTTTCTGTATATAGATAATATCTCACCTGAACCTTCATCAATAGTCACGATGTAAGGTATTTTAACTTTCTTAGCTTTATCATCAAATTCTTCATAGTCATCTAAATTTAAATCTACATGCATTTCTAAAATTGTGTGTAGATAATCTCCACCTGTGCTTTTTACACCTTCAAGTTCACTTATTTTTTTCTGTAAATTATCTTGCTCTGTAGATCCTTCAGTCAACTCAATATCTCTGTAAAAACCTGCAGCCATTTTTTTCGTAATCTCGTTCTTTGTCATTTTAAAAGCGTGAGTAATTCTTTCACAATCTTTTAAATCAGATGCGTAATATGGAACGACAATTTCTTCTGCCTGCAAAAATTTAGAGACAGGTCTGCCTAATAATTCATCGTAATATATTTTTTTAAAAGTGCTACCGGATAATGGTAAATAGAATAACATTTGATCCATATCAGTTGTAAACTCCTCCATCTCCTCCATTAGAAGATAGTTCATGTATTCTTTTACACGTTCTGCCTGCTGTTCTATAGCTGGTGTTCTTAGGCCTACTGTTTGTGTTCTAACAGGACCATCTGAAGGCACTAATTCTTTGTAAGCTTGTGCTTGAAATTGTGTTGTTGCCTCAGATAACATAGGGTGAGTAACGTTAGAAGCTCCTTTGAATGGTCTAGTAACATTAACGTATTTAGTTCCTAATAAATCTAAACCTTTGATATAGGCATCTTCCCAATCTTTACGTGATACTTTATCTTTTTTGTATTCTTCTATCAACTCAGACGACATTTCTCTTAACGTTCTTTCATCTAAGTTTTCTGCTAAGTTGGCGTTGAAATCATCTCTAGGTGATTCTTCAATTACTTCTTCTTCACCTTCAACCGATATGTCAATTGGTATTCGACTCTCTGGTTGCTCTTCAATTTCTTCTTCAACTATTTCTGTGTTTTTCTCTATAGCCATAATTAATTATACCTTCTTGTTTTAAATATATCTACCACAAGACCGCCTTTGGATTTATATGTTTTTTGTGTGCCTCTCATGAGATTGTTTATTTTTATAGCAAACGCATCAAAATACAAGTTAGGGTTATCTTCTGTAATTAGTTTGTAACCTTTTTTTGGGTTTTCTGAGGCATCTGAATGTGAAATTCTAGTAAAACTCTTACCTGGAACGAAACCTCTTTCACCTTTTTCACCCTGTGGACCTAATAGATGTCCTTTCTTATACGTGTATGTATCCTCATCTATTTTTTTGTAAGGTTTTTTAGGATTCGATCTAGAAATTTTTATTGGTCCTGCCGAGCTACCAAAAAAACGTGCTGTCTTTTTCATTAATTCAGGGATGATGGCTTTACCTTTTTTATTTATTCCCTTACCGCTTGCGTATCCATAAGCTCTTTCATTACCAGCAAATCCGTCAATACTAGCTTTATAATTAAGCATATCAAAAGGTAATACAGCAACATAATCTGCACCTTCTCTTGCTCCTAATTGTAATAAATATTTTAAAGCGTGATCACTATAATCAGCTGCATCAACCATTGGAAAATAATCTACTTCTCCCCTTTCAACACCAGAGGTTATTCTTTTTGTATTTCTTTGTAAGTCATCAGCTGCTTTATAAATTTTTGATGGATTACCTGTTTGCGCAGCTAAATCCAAATCTTGTTGAAGTTTACGCTGTACTGAAAGAAACATTCTATTCTCAATATCTTTTTGAAAAGGATTTTTACGTGCCTCACCAGAAAGTTGTCTAGCCCTCGATAAAGCTTCACTTACATTTTTAGCGTTGTCTGCTTGTATCTGATGAATAGTTAAAACTTTTTTACCATCAGGTGTAAATCTTGTATCAAACCTTACGTGAAAAATTTCATTCTTAACAAATTTAGCAAAATGTGATCCGCTTGTTTTAAGAGGTTCTATATTACCTACAATAGGTTCATCTAAAAAAAATACAACCTCTCGATAGTTGTCTCCACCCATAAGTGTTTGTTCATTGTTATAATATTTTGGCACTCTTGAAGATTTTAAAGGTGCTATCCCTTCATCAATCTCACTAATTATTTTATTAATTTGTACAAACTCATTATGAAGGGGAGCTTTATCTTTTAATCCATTTCTTAGTCGAAGTAATCTTTCTAAAGCAAAATTAGCATTCTCTGCTAAATCCTCTACATCACCTTTTCTCATAGCGTTTAAATAATATAAAACACGATCAGCTCTGTCAAAATTATCTCTATCTGCCATGTCAAATTTTTTTGCAATAGATTGTATCATTTTATATTGGTCATCTGCTTTTTTTATAATTTTTTCATAAGTCCCTTGTGGTATTCCAAAGTCTAAAGTTTTTAATCTATTTACAGGATTTAGTTTAAGCATTGTGCCAACAGTGTTGGCATCTAATTTCATACCAAACTTTTGAGCTGCAAATAATAAACCACCTGTTAGATCACCACGATCATTAAATATTGCTAAATTAGAATCAAACAATTCTTCTCTTGATATACTAACCTCTTTGCCTGCAAAGGGTCCTTTATCATATTTAAATTTTTTTAAATCTAAAACAGTTCGAGTTGCAGGTTTACCAAATATATTAAATTTTTCTTTTCTTCTACTAGTTAAATGTTCAAGCCATTCGTCAGCTGTGTATTGACCTCGACCTTTTCTCATTACCCAATCATAGGTAGAGGATCCAAAAGCAGGAGCTGTATCATCACCCATCTGTAAAGGTTTGGTTTGTTTTAATACGACTGGTGGATTTCTAATTTCTCTAACAGCTAATTCTTGACCACTAGCTTGTGAAGGCTTTGGTTCGTAAGTTATTTGTTTTGTCTGTTGTCCGGTGGTCGGTGTAGCTGATTCTTTTTTACCGCTTAATAGTCTACGTCCTATCCGAAATAATTTGTCCAGGGACATTGTCCCTCCTAGTACATTGATGTAGGTTTTGTTCTCGCCATTCCGCCACCACGGGCTTTGATCATTTTACCTTTTTTAGCCATACCCATGCCCATAGGTCGTTGCATCATGCCACCACCCATTTTGCCAGATACTTTTTCTTTTACCTTTTTAGCAGCTAATGCGGCTCCAGCTCCAGGTAATGCAGCTCTAACTACTTTTTTACCAAATTCTTTAAACATTTTTTTTCTTCTTGCTGTTTGACCTGCCTGAAATCTATCCCCTTTCATTGGAGATACTCTATCTCCTCCAACTAATTGTGAAATTCTTGCTCTTCTTTTAGCGTCTTTTTCTGGAAAAACTTCTTTAATTTTTTCGTCAGTCAAATACATTGGCGTTCCACCTTTATTGTATTTTTTCATCATGCCACCACCCATTTTTTTAACTTTAGCTTCATCTCTTTTTTTAGCGGCTCTTTTCTTTTTTAAATTTTTTAAAGCGTTGGATCCTACTCCTAGTGCTCCTCCTATACCTGAGGCTAATGCAGCACCAACACCCAATCTACGTTTTAAAAATTTTTTACCAGCTTCCTTTGTAAGTTCTTTAGCTGATTTCATTTTACTTACTGCTTCAGCTTTTGAAGCCATGCTACCTGGAGCTGTTTTGATTGCAGGAAAATTTCCCGCCATTTTGCCAAAGTTACCTGCACGAGTAAAAGGAACAGGTAAACCTTTTGCTTTCGCAAATTTTTTAACATCACTAAACTTACCTCTTTTAGCTTTCATTGGTCTGCCTTTTTTTTCTTTTCTAAGTAATTTAAAATCTTCTGCATCTATTTTATTATTTTTATTCTTGTCTAATTTTGCTTGACCACCAGTAAGCATTCTATTTGCTCTAACATAATCTCTTCTTGCATCTCTTCTCATATCAATAGCTTCTTTCATGCTTATTTTTTTTCTATCCTCTCGATCAATATCTTTAGGTTCAGATTTTCGTGGTACAATTTTAATTGGCATAATTACTCCTAATAATATTTATATTCCTTTTCTAATTTTATTGGCGGGTCGTCCCAATTGTCTGAATACGTAGAAACAAATCCACCTTGCCTATATCTTAACACAGCTTGGGTCATGCTGTCTACATAGTCATCATACTGACCATTGGGAAATGCAGCACATTCTTCAATGACCTCTTGAGCAAAGTGCTCATCTAATGGAGCATATACCATTCCAGACTCAAATACAGGCGCACAGCTATTTATTCGTGTATGCTTGTCTCTGCCTCTCGCAGGCACAAAATCTACTACGGGTATGCCTGCTCTTCTTAGTTCATGTATTAATGGTTGACCTGAAGCTTTAGCCTCTATGATTACAGTTTCCGGTTCCCAGTATTGATATTGCTCTATCGCTACGTTCTTAAGATCTGGAAAGTCATATCTACCCTTCATAGCATCTAAAAGTATAATACATTTTTCATAACCATCTACAGGCTCAAAGATTCCCCACGTAGTTATCGCTGAGTAGTCTGAAGATTCTTTTTTAGAAAATGCAGTATCATAACTTTGTATGACATGGAGAAGTTTAGGTAAGTGTTCTTGATCCCAATCTTGCCACCATTCACGTTTGATAATGGCTCCTTCTTCTGAAGTTGGGTCCTGCATGTATTGTGC